CCTCTGCGATCATCTGAGCGATGAGGGCTTCTTGGTCTGCGATCTGCTCATCGGTCAGAGGGACGATCTGGACAGTCTGAGGGATTCTGATCGTGGTCTCTGGCGGTGAGTCTGACGATGATCCGAAGACCACGACCAGACTGAAATATGCGAACGCCACAAGGGCGAGGAACTTGAACGGGTGCATTATGTGCCTCCAGTGTCGGGGCTCAGCTGATGCTGTGCTCTCTTGGCTCGATCAGTTGACCGAATGAGCGACGCGATGTCAAGTCATTCGGCGAAGATTCGAGCGAACGCTTCCTCTACCAGTTTCGGATTATCTGCCATCAATGGCGAGATCTCAACATGAGTCCAGTCAGCTCCGGGTGTGCCTCCGTTGCGTGTGGCAGTCCAAGCCTTCCAAGCGTCACGATCGCATCGGTAGCCTGCTCCCCACTTTGTAAGACCTGTCAGAGGGCATCCAGTGCCATCGTAGGCATGGATCTCTTCAATGTTCAGATCGTCACGGTGCTCATAGAGAAACTCCACAAGAGCCTTCCGTTGAGGCTTCGTACCTTTGAGATCTGTCGCTCGCCATGTCGCATGAACTGACAGCGATGATCCTGAGCGCATCGAACGGTTTGCATAGATGCCGATGTTCTTCACGCCGAAGAGGTACTCACAGTATTCGACGAGTCGCTTTGTGCCGGCGCGTGGTGTGGGATGGTTTCCGTCTTTGTTCCCTGTATACGGTCTAGATGTCATCTTTGTCCCCTTTGTCTTTGAGGCCGTTACTGGCGAGGATTCCTGATAGTGCTCCGGTGAGGAAGAGCATCATCGGGGATAGGAGCGACCATGCGCTTTCATCGTTTGGTGATACTTCTAGAGGCTGGATGACGAAGAGCAGGCCGTAGAGCAGTGACGCAGTGGAGATGACAAAGGTTGCCGAAAGTGTAATTCCGACGATCAGGATGAGTCTGGCCTTGATTTCTGAGTTGGTGTATTTCTTCACGGGTTGCACCTTGTCGCTGTGGGTTGTTGTTTGCAGTTGTCTCGAGTGCGGTCATTGCAGCCTGTGACAACGAACATCAAGACGACGGCGAGAGCTGCGATCACGGCAAGAGTTTTCATGGTGTATCTGGGAAATCGGCTTCGGGGCCTGGTGTCCATGTTGCTGGGAAATCTCGCAATGCTTGGCGGTAGGTCGCCCATGCTTGGCGGTCACAACTTGCGTCTGGTAGTTGTGTCCAGTCAGACTCTTTCAGTAGGCGGTCACGGTGCAAGCGCACACGCTCAAGCCACCATTCGTCTGGTATTTCTTCAGGGTCGAAAGGTGTTTTCAGATTCATTATGCAGCCTCGTAGCTTCCTTGGATGTATAGGTAGTCGCCTGTTGCCCAAGTGAATGGGGTAGTGCTGGATGTGTAGTAAGTGTTGACATATGCACCAGCTGATCCCATAGTGACTGGATAGAAGAGAGTGCTGCTGATATGCCAAGCGGTCATCGCGTACTGAAGGCCAGCAGAAATATCTGCTGCGGTTCCTCCCCAGCTGAAACCTCCAGTGTTTCCCGTTCGTGCTGTGACTGGAAAATTGAAAATAGGGCCAAGAGCTGTCGTGTTTGAGGTTGAGCCTCTAGTGAATGTCATATCAAAGTTGACAAATGTTTGGATCTGGCAATATCTTCCAGTTAGAGTCCCATTTCCTAGAGTCCAGCCCGAGATTGTTGGCGTGTAGGTTTCCCATACTGCGCCTATCTCATTAAGCTTATCTGCGGTTAATATTTGGCCTGCGGTCAGGCCTCCGTTCCATTGAGTAGCGATGATCTTTCTCCTTTATGCGAACCCTGCTACGCCGTAGCTGAGTCTGTTGTTGTCAAGAGTACCGAAGATCGGATCGTCAAGGATGAATGAACGATAGAGATCGGCTGGGGTGAGGTAGAACACATACTCGGTCTTCTCGGGATCTGAGTTGATCTGCAGTCCCTCGATGACGCATTTGTAGGTCGTGTCTGAGGGGTTGCCGGGTAGGCGGTAGACGACATCTATGTTCTGACTGATGAAGTCGTTGTACTGCTGGAACAATGTGAGAGTGAAAGGGTTGACTGCGTAGTCCATGACATGGATCTCAAAGTAAACCATATTCTCGATTAATGCATTGCCCATGAGAGCTGCCAAATATTCGGCGCATCCTTGGACTTGTGTGAACGATCCGTCAACCTGTGTCGTAGTTGTTGCCCATGTTCCCCAGAGAGCAACTCCTACGGCGTTTGTCGCTGTAGAAGATCCGACGGGAGCGTCCACTGTGACGACAGTGTTGAACGAATCGCCAAGCGCAGACCTAAACACTGCGTTCATGGGTAGGACGGTGGCGGACGCAATGCCACCGAATGACAATGTTGAGACATTCTCGCCGACCTGTGACCTTGCCAATAGTTTGATCGTGTCGCCGTAGTTGATCATAAGACCGTGTTCGGTCTGCATATTTTGGGCGAGTCGAGCGCCGATCGTGCCGGTGTAATTGTCGGTGGGGTAGGCAGCACTGTTCCCGTCGTTTGTGAAACTGATGAGTCCTGTGTATGGCGACAGTTGCTCAAGCGTGTTGAGGTCGCCCAGATCCTCTTCTACAAGTTGCTCACGCGACAATAGTCCGAACAGATCGATCCCTGTAATTGTTGCTGTCGCTCCACCCGATGCGTACTGGAAGCCGTCATCATATGAAACGCTTTCAGTGTAAAAGAAGCTCCGAGCGTTGTTGTTCGTGCCTACTCCATCCCTGAAAACTTTGATCTCTGATCCGGGCAAGAAAGCGGACGCAAGACCTGTCGAGTTGTCAATAGTGAGCGACAGCGTTTGAGGCGAATAGTTCTCCAGCCATCTCTTCTTCCCATTAAAAAATGACAGCGAATAGACGAAGCCGTTAAGGCTGTATCCGTCCACTGTGACCTTCCAGAGGTTCTGATTGCTCATAGTGGCCTTGTGGTCACTGGCACTGGGCCACTCATTCGGACATAGCGTTGGAGAGCTGCGACGACAGCGTTTGGATCTGCTGAGGTGACCGTGATGTTGATCGTGGGGCCACCGCCACCGCCGAAGCCCATGCTTGCAGCTTTGGAGAGAGGGATGATCGCTTCAGGTTCTCCGCCTTCGCCGATCATAGCGATCTGAGGCGATGTCACGATTCCGCCTTCAGCTAGTCGGTTGAGTTTGACTGGCGGAATCTCGCCGAAGTTGACCCAAGGCCCAGCTGCTTTATCTATTCCGTCGAGGATGATGTTCAAGCCTTTGATGGCGAAGTTAAGTCCGCCTTCTAGACCTGAGATGACTGCGTTGATTACGCCTTTGAACGCTCCGCCTACTTTGTCAAAGATTGAGCCGGCTAGATCTTTGAGTCCGTTGAAGACTGAGATCACCATGTCTTTGAAGAAGACGATCCCTTCCCATGCTTTCTTAAAGGGCCAGAGGATGAGGTCTAGGACTGTTTTGAAGGCTGTGCCGATCCAGCCGATGAGGTTGCCGAGGAAGCCGATGATGGAGTCTTTAAACGTGACGACTGCGAGAACTGCGAGACCGAATGGCCCTGTGATCACTGCGAGCAACAGGGGCCAGTGATCTACTGCCCAGTCAAAGACGAACTTGATCGCGTCCCAGACTTTCTCGAATGCTGTCCCGATTGCCTCAACTGCTATCCCGAAGATGTCAAACTTCTGCTGAAGAATGATGAGCACTGCAACGATGGCAGCGATAGCGATCGCGATCAGGAAGATCGGGTTCATTGCCATGACAGCATTGAAAACTTTTTGAACTGCTGCGAATGCTTTTGTGACTGCTGTCCAAACTTTCATAGCTGTATTGACTGCAATGATTGCGACAGCGAGTCCGCCGATCACTGCACCGACAGCGACGATGATGCCCTTGTTTTTTTGAGCCCATGAAGCGAACTCCAGGAGCTTCGGCAAAAGTTTCTCAGCGAGAGGGACGACCGCTTGACCGATGGACTCCTTGAGTTCGCCCATCTGGATCCCGAGGTTCTTCATCTTGCCTTGAGTCGTGTTCGCTGCAGTGTCCGCTTGACCAGAGAAAGTCTCGCTCATTGCTGCGAAGACTTCATCGGCTGATGCGCCGCTCTTAACCAGATCGGCGAGTGCTGGATCTAGTTTCTTCAGTGGGCCGAGGTTGCCGTTAAATGCTTTTGAGAGTGCATCGGAGACAGCGCCGAGATCCTTCCCAGTACCGGCAGAGACATCAAGAGCGAGACCGAGAAGGTCTTGGGCCTTGGTGACATCTCCAGTACCTCGAATGAGTGAGTCGAGGGCTGGGCGTAGTTCGTCGTCGGCGACAGCTGCAGCTATTGAAGTCTTTGAGATGAAGTCTTCAACTGATGAGACTTGAGCGTCTGATGCTCCGGTGACATTCTTAAGAGTCGTGCCAAGTTTTTGGGCTGCAGCGTCATCTTCTGCGAACGCTTTGACAGCATCAAAAGCGACAGCGCCGATCGCTGCGATAGCGAGCCCTGCAGGAACTGCAGCCTTGCCGATGGCGAACGCTGCCTTCTCGCCTTTAGTTTCTAGACGCTTAAAGTCGGCGATCGCTTTGTCAATGCCGGCAGGGTTCCACTCTGAGATGATGGGGAGGTTGATAGCCATTAGCGCTTCACGATCCTCTTATTGGTTTGTCCCATGACTTCTTGAACGATCATGTCGACTCGCCGAGTGATCTCGTCCAGATAGTCGTCAGAGCGCGCCCACATGAAGCGTGAAGGGCTGCGGAGTTTGCTGGTGAGATCGTTAGCGAAATTGGGTCGAGCGCGCAGAGGGTTCTTGTTGCGTGTTTGGTTTGGGCCTCGTCCTGCCATGTCGGTCATAGAGAGAGCTGCACCTTTTGCGGTGATCTTCACTGTTCCGATGGACTCGTACTGTGCTCCTGCGCTGAGGTTGCGTTTGCGAGCCTTGCGCGTGTCCACTTTGACGACGACATTCTTTGACTCGTTCTTCCATGCTGTGCGTCCGTTGTGCTTCTGTCCTGTCAACGGTGGCGACGACGGAATTGAGTCCTTAATCGCAGAGACAAGAGGATCCATAGCTGCTTTAATGTCCTTGGTGATCTGCCGACGGAGAGCAGGATCAACCTTCTGGATCTCACGAAGCGCATCTTTGAGTCCTGCGTAGTCAACTCCTACTGATGCAGCCATTAGGTCTTCCGTCTTTGTTCATTGATGATCTGGACGCAAGTCGCCAGATCGTCTGTCTCGAATGTTATGTGCGGAGGCCAGAACCCAGTCTCAACTAGCAGAGCTGCTAGTTGTCGCCGGAAGCCTCCTGTGTAGGGACTGCGGTCGCAGTCTCCACGACTTCTAGATCTTCCAATTTCTTGACGAACTCATCGAATGAGATCGGGACTGGATGACCTTGCTGTTTACTGGCCTCGTAGGCCATGAAGGCTAGATCTTCCATCCCGATCCCGTTCGCAAGATCTGATGCTCGTCGCTTGAACTTACGCTCCCACGAGATAATCACGAAGAGGTTCGTGATGACTTGGTAGGTCTCGCCATCGGCGAGTCTGACACTGAGTGTGAGTTTCATGGGTTCTCCTAGTCGGGGTTCGGATTAGTTACTAGATCAGGTGATGTCGCGGCCGAATGTTCCGCCCATGAAGGTCGCCTCAACAACTGAGAGCTCGCCAACTGCTGCCGAGATCGGAGTCACGGTCGCCAAGTAACAACCAGTCAGCGTGTACTCAGGATTCGAGGCTGATTCGGTTGCGCCGGCAGGGCTGATGACGATCGTGGAGATTACGCCGAACATTGAGTTCAGCATGGTTTCAACTTCGGTCGCGCCGTAGCTCTGGAACAGTGTGAGCGTGAGCTCATTGCTGAAGAGGCCAGCGGTGAAGGTGCGTGAGGTCTGACCGAAGGCTGTGTTCTCAAGTGCTTCAGCGGTGAGTGTCAAGGTCGCTGCTGAGCAGTGATCGGTGAGTGTCATCGCCGATGGGCTTGTGACGGTGACGGTGGGGTTGGCTAGGTAGGTGACTGTTGCGGTCATTGTTTTGTCCTTTATACGCGGCTAGTGCCGATTCTTATTGTGAGGTCATATGCAGGTAGCTCGGCTGATCCGATCGAGGCGATCGTAGGTCTGCCTGAGACAACTGCGAGGGAGGAGTTCATGAGCGTGTCAACGACTCCGAGTATGTAGTTCGTAGTGTCTTGGTTGCCGGGTGGCGCGCCCAGCACTCGGAGATCAATCGTGATGTCCGCCGTTTGGTTATTGAACGAGCTGAAAGTAGGAAGCTCAATGAATACAGTAAGAGGTCGAGCGTTCCGAGGGTCAGTGACCGGCACAAGGCCGAGAGCTGTGATCGTCGCTGAGACAGCATCAATCGTTTCTGTGAAGATGCCTGCCATCTCATGCCACTTGCGATCTCTTGATGCCGAGCAACTGGTTGATTCGGCCCATTGAAGCGACAGGTGCGCTGATGTTCATGTCTTGGAAGCTGTTGAAGGAGTCCAAACTTCCGCGTTCTCTGTACAACGATGCCGCCATGAGCACGACTCCAGCTTTAACTGCAGCATCAGGGACGGTCGTGAGACTGTCGTGATAGCCGGCCTGAACTCTGCGTTTGAACGACCATGCATTGCTGGCGTTTACTGATGAGGTCATGAAGGCTGTGTCGTTGGCGGTCGCTCCGCTAATGCCGAGAAACTCGGTGAGATCGCTGACTGTGATCCATGTGCAGGTCTGAGTCCAGACGAGCGATCCGACAGGA